AGCCAGCGCCCGGCGTGGCGCGAGATGCTGACCAAGATCCGCCCGGGCGAGACGATCGTGGTCAGCAAGCTGGACCGGCTGGGCCGGGACGCGATCGACGTGCTGCAGACGGTGCGCGGCTTGGGCGAGATCGGGATCAAGGTCGTGGTCCTGCAGCTGGGCACGACGGATCTGACCTCGGCGGCCGGCAAGCTGCTGCTCTCGATGCTGGCCGCAGTAGCCGAGATGGAGCGCGACCTGCTGGTCGAGCGCACGCAGGCGGGACTGGCCCGGGCAAGGGCAGAGGGCAAAGTCCTCGGCAGGCCGTCTAAAACGACGCCAGAGCAACGCAGGCAGGTCGTGGCTAGGTTGGGTGCTGGCGAGTCGGTTAGTGCCGTGGCGCGCGACTACGGGGTCTCTAGGGCCAATATCATCAGCATCCGCACCGCGGGGTAGGCGAGCGGGGCGCGGGGGCTGGCCGACCCGACCCCCCACCCCCCGTCGAGCGGCAGGCGGGGGGGTGGCGTGAGCGAGGGAGCCCCCCCCGAATCCCCAGCATCCCCCTTGTATTTTTTTTCCCCCAAAAAGTGGCCTCACCCTGAAGCTCTCCGAGTACGCCCCCCGCGCCTGCTTCCTGTCCCTGCACAACCGCCGCGCCAGGTGGTCGGTCGTGGTCGCGCACCGGCGCGCCGGCAAGACCGTGGCCATGTGCGCGGACCTGGTCATCGGGATGCTGGAGTGCTCCCTGCCCCGGCCCCAGGCGGCGTACCTGGCCCCCTTCCGCGAGCAGGCCAAGAAGGTCGCCTGGAGCTACCTGAAGGAGCTGACCCGGGACTTCTGGGTCAAGGATCCGAACGAATCCGAGTTGAAGATCGTGATGCGCGCGCACACCGGCGAGGAGGCCACGATCTACGTCGGCGGCGCGGACTCGCCCGACAGCCTCCGCGGCCTGTACCTGGACGCCGTGGTCCTAGACGAGGTCGGGGACATGCGCCCGACGGCTTGGTACAGCGTCCTGCGCCCGGCCCTGAGTGACCGGCAGGGCTGGGCGATCTTCGCAGGTACCCCGCGGGGCAAGAACCTGTTCTGGAACCTGCGCGAGGAGGCCCGGCTGAACCCGCGCACGCACATCCTGCTCGAGCTGCCCGCGAGCAAGACCCAGATCCTGCCGGCAGAGGAGCTCGACGCCGCCCGGGCGCAGATGACCGAGGAGTCCTACGAGATCGAGTACGAGTGCTCCTTCGACGCCGCGATCCCCGGCGCGTACTGGGCCAAGGACATCGGCCGGGCCTACGAGGAGGGCCGTGTCGCGAAGTTTGAGCTCGACCGCGAGTTCCCGGTCCACTTCGTGGCCGACCTGGGCTACACCGACTCCTGTGCCTGGTGGGGCTGGCAGGAGACGCCTGATGGGCTGCGCGTGGTCGAGCACTACGAGCGCGACAACGAGCCCATCGCGCACTACGTCGAGTGGCTCAAGCGGCGCCCGTACAAGGTCGGCCAGGTCTGGCTCCCGCACGACGCCAAGGCCAAGAGCCTGCAGACGGGCCGCAGCATCATGGAGCAGTTCTTAAAGTCCGGGATCACGCCGCGGCTGGTCCCGGAGCTCTCGCTGCAGGACGGGATCGAGGCCGCCCGGCAGATCCTGCCGCACTGCTGGTTCGATGAGGGCGCCTGCTACGAGGGCATCGAGCACCTGCGCGGGTACATGCGGGAGTGGGACGAGCGCACACAGACCTTCCGCAACCGGCCCAAGCACGACCAGCACAGCCACACCGCGGACGCCTTCCGGTACCTCTCGTTGTGCGCGAAGCCGGTGACGAAAAAGACAGGGCCCCGCGATACCATCCAAGGTGCTGCCGTGCGCAACCTGCATTCCTTTGCCTTGAACGACATCTGGGACACCGCGCCGCAGAAGAGCCAAAGGATCGGGTGATGGAACGACTTGTGCCACGCGGGGAGACATCAGGCGGCGCCAGCACCGCGAACCCGCGAGTGATGGCGCAGGCTCTGCGTGCTCGCCAGTCGTTTGATCGTCCCGCTCCGGCTCAGGGTGCTCGAGGCGCGCTCGACTACGCAGCAGGCGTGACCGCGGGAATTCCGGTCATCGGCGACTTGCTGGGGCTGGGCCGCGACGTTGCGCAGTTCCAGGCAGAGCCTGAAAGCCGCACGCCGATGAACGTCGGGCTGGCCGCGCTCGGGCTGATTCCGTTTGTGCCGCCCGCTGTGTCGTACGGGCTAGGCAAGCTCGCCAAGTCGCGCGGCGTGGAGATTGCGCCGCCGCCCGCCGGGCCCGCTGCGAGTCAGGCAGGGGCGATTGTCTACCACGGCAGTCCGCACAAGTTCGATGCGTTCGACTCAAGCAAGATCGGCACGGGTGAGGGTGCGCAGGCTTACGGGCATGGGCTGTATCTGGCTGAGTCGCCGGGGGTGGCAAAGAGTTACGCAGAGAACCTTTCTCGCACATTTGACGCAAGTGGGGATGTGGCTAAATATTGGCGAAACAACGGCGGGGAAACGGCATATCGCGCGTTTGCTAAAAATGCGGGGTTGTCTAAACAAGAAATAGAAAGTGTCGTTGCAGGAATTAACAACACGGGAACCTTTTACAAAGTAGACCTCCCCGACCCCATGATTGGCCGCATGCTGGATTGGGATAAGCCGGTGGGCCAGCAAAACCCGAGGCTGGACAACTGGTTTAACGCCAGAGGCGAAGATCCGTATCAAGACGCTGGTGCGCTGTACAACCAGATAGCCAGAGAGCAAGGTTCGTCCGCGAAAGCTGCGGAATACCTGCGCAGACTTGGTATACCGGGCATTCGCTATCTGGATGGCGGCTCGCGCGGCGTTGGCGAAGGAACGTCCAACTTCGTCGTGTTTCCCGGAAAGGAACAGAACCTGCGCATCCTTGAGCGCAACGGGCAACTTGTGCAACCTGTTGTCGACGCCTTGCGCAGGAGCAAATGATGATCAGCGAAGCCGCAGGGCAGAAGTTCGAGAGCGAGCGCGACATCAAGAACACCCCGATGGGGATGGCGCAGCGCTGGGCGACCGAGATCGAGGCCTCAAAGAAGTTCCTGCGCAAGTTCCACGACGGCGGCGACCGGATCGTCAAGCGCTACCTCGACGAGCGCGGCGACGAGTCCACGGGCGAGGGCGCAAGCAAGGTCAACCTGTTCTGGTCGACCGTGCAGGTCCTGCTCGCGCAGCTCTACACCAAGCCGCCCAAGGCCGACGTCTCGCGCACGTACTTTGATGCCGACGATGACCAGGCCCGTGTCGCCTCCAACATCCTGCAGCGGATCTTGAACAAGGGCGGCGAGGACTCGCTCGAGCAGGAGAACAGCTTCAAGTTGGCGATTGAGGACTTCCTGATCGTGGGCCTGGGCCAGGTCTGGGTCCGCTACGAGCTCGAGACCGAGCAGGTCGAGGTGGACGGCGTGCCCGACCCGGTCACCGGAGAGCTGATCCCGCAGCTGGTCGAGCAGGTAGCCAACGAGGACGCCTGCGTGGACTACGTGCACTGGAAGGACTTCTTCTACTCGCCGGCGCGGACATGGAACGAGGTCCGCTGGGTCGCGCGCCGGGTCTACATGACCAAGGACGCGCTCACGACCCGGTTCGGCGAGAAGATCGCGGCCGAGGTCCCGCTGATCCAGCGCAAGGGCCGCCAGGGCCAGTCCGGCCCGGTCGCCTTCGACCCCTGGGACAAGGCCGAGGTCTACGAGATCTGGTGCAAGGAGCACAAGGCGGTCTACTGGTACTCGCCCGGCTGCAGCGTGATCCTCGACTACAAGCCCGACACCCTGGAGCTGCAGGACTTTTTCCCCTGCCCGCGGCCGCTGGTCTCAAACGTCACGAGCACGAAGCTGATCCCGCGCGCGATGTACGTGATGGCCCAGGATCAGTTCGAGGAGCTCGACGAGATCAACACCCGGATCACCTGGCTCACGCGCGCGGCCAAGGTCGTCGGGGTCTACGACAAGAACGCCGTGGGCGTGGACCGGATGCTTTCGCAGGGATTGGAGAACAAGCTGATCCCGGTCGACAACTGGGCCATGTTCGCCGAGGGCGGCGGGATCAAGGGCCGGGTCGATTTCATGCCCATCGACCAGGTCGTGAACGCGATCGACAAGCTGCGCATGTACCGCCAAGACAAGGTCCAGCAGATCTACGAGGTCCTGGGGATCAGCGACATCATGCGCGGGAACACGCGCGCGAGCGAGACCGCATCGGCCCAGCAGATCAAGGCCCAGTTCGGCAGCGCGCGATTGCAGCTCCAGCAGGTCTATGTCTCCGACTGGGCCTCGAGCGCGATGCGAAAGCGCGCCGAGATCATCTGCGATCTGTGGCAGCCGCAGTCCATTGTCGAGGCATCGAACATCGAGCGGACCGCCGACGCGCAGTACGTGCCCCAGGCGATTGAGCTGTTGAAGAACGAGGGCGCCCGGGCCTACCGGATTACGATCGACTCCGACGCGATGGCGACCATCGACTACGCCCAGGAGCGAGACAGCGCGGTCCAGTTCCTGCAGGGCCTGGGCGCGTTCGTGAGCCAGGTCACGCCGATGGTCGAGCGCTCGCCCGAGGCCGGCCCGTTCCTGCTGAAGATGCTGCAGTGGGGTGTCTCAAAGTTCCGGATCTCGCGCGAGATCGAGAGCACCCTTGACCAGGCGATCGCGGCCATGAACGCAGCTGCCCAGGCGCCCAAGTCGCCGCCGCCGCCGGACCCGGCGATCGTGAAGGCCCAGATGGACACCCAGGTCAAGATGGCCGAGATCCAGAGCCGCGAGAAGATCGCGATCCTGGAATCGAACACCGACAAGGAGGTCGCCGCGCTCAAGGGCACGATTGAGATGCAGAAGATCGAGCAGCAGGCGCGGATGGATCAGATCGCCGCGCAGATGCAGGCGTTCCAGGAGATGTTGAGCCTGCAGACCGCGACCATGAAGGCACCGAGCATCCAACTCGACGGCCTGGCCCAGCAGCTCTCGGCGATGGACGACTCCAATCGCGAGCTCAACATGGGCAACCAGCAGGCGATGCAGGCGCTGCTCGGGCAGATGAGCAAGAAGCGGCGTCGTGTCCCGATCCGCGACCCGCGCACCGGCGACATCCTCGAGGTCCGCGAGATCGAGGACGAGACCGAGCCGCAGCCGATGCCAGGAGTGGGCCTGCAAGCGGGGCTGCAGTGACATCAAAGGTAGAGACCGACGTGGATAACCAATGGCACTGCTAGTCACGCACACAACCGCCGCCGACGGCACGTTCTCAACGGCCGGCGCCTCCGCATGGAACGCGACCCACGCGATAGCCGGTACCTTGGATCTCGTAACCGAGACGACTGGCTCGCTTGATCTCGCAGCCCGCACCACCGGCTCGCTGGACCTGCTCACGCGCTCGACCGGCACGATCGACCTGCTGACCCAGACGCGCGGCGCGACTGCCAATCAGTTGATGTACGGCGGGGCCAGTGGGCAGGTAGAGCAGTCATCGGGGATGGTTTGGGATCAAGCAAATACTCGGTTGACTGTTACCAACAAGATTCGTGTTGGAGCTAACGTTGACCTTTCTGCAGATGGGCTTACAAAAATTGCTGGAGTAACTCGCCTTCTTTTAAAAGGGTTTCAAGCTGCATCTGGAACCTCTGTTGGCGGACCTGTTGAACTAATAGCTGGAGATGCAAGTGTCAGCGCAGAGGGCGGCGCGGTATTGCTTCGCGGAGGCGCGGCGGTTGGGTCAACCGGCAGCAATTCAGGCGGTGCTATTGACGCGATTGCAGGTAGCGCATCTGTTACTGATCCAACTGGCAATGGCGGAGCTGTGTTGTTTCAAGCAGGTGACGCAACTGGCGCAAGTGCTGTTGCTGGTAGCTCAGCTATCGTAGGTGGATTTGCAAGTAGTGGCGGAACAGCCGGAGACGCATCGCTTATTGGTGGTGCATGTGTTGGCTCAACAGGAACGCCCGGAAATATATTCCTGACTGTCGGCGGTCAACAAACAGGCTCTGTAGTAGGAACAATCAATATTGGTTCCGTTACCGCCAGTCCCATCGCCGTCACCGCCGGAACCGGCGCACACGCAGTAGATTTGCCCGTCATTGTTGACGGCGTGCAGTATTACATTCGACTCTACAGCTAGGATCAGACATGCCCACATTCACGGTCAGCCTCACTGACGAGCAAGCCGCAGCACTCACGCAGATCAATCTCATGCAAGAGAACGCCGCCCGTCGCAGCCCGCAGCACCGGGGGCAGAACCTGTCGCAGATCTCGCTTGATGAGTACGTCACCGCACTTATCACTGGCCCGGCAAACGAATCGCTCAAGCAACTGACCGAAGAAAAAGCCTACGCAATCGCGCAGCAAGTGATCAGCACGGTGAACGCGCTCTCGATTGGCGAACTCGATGCAATGGCCGCAAAGATCCAGGCGGAACCTGGGACCGTGCAAGAGGCGGCTAATCTGTTCGTTGAGCACCTGCGCGACGGTGCGGTGTAAGGGCCGACATGGCTATCCAGGGCACCGCGACAATCGACTTCGGCGCTAGAGCCACAGACGCATC